GTGAGCATCAAGGTGGCACTCATGCTTCACCACGATTGCACGATCGCAGAGGTCATCTACGGCACTTGAGCACCGGAAAAAACGTGTGGGTTAAAGCATGTAAGGTTGGTAGCGCGGAATTGGGCGCTGTATTTCACGATTACGAAATCATCCCCTCTGCCGCATCCTGAACGTGCGCCACACGATTAAGCCAGCCTTTCCCAAACGTGCCAAAAGTCGGCAGACTTTGATAAAACGCTTCTTTGCCCAGGCTAAACGCCTCCAGCAATTCCACAGGATCGGCAGCGGTCGCAGCAGCAATCGTGGCCCTGCCGATAGCACCATCAGCGGTTACGCCTAGCGCCGCTTGTAGCAGCTTTGCTGCGCGTCCTGGGCCCATGTTTACCGCAGCATCGAACACGGCGTAGTCCACGCCTCGGAGCAGATCGTCGCATTTGCAGGCATCCCAGTAGCGTTGCTTGTAAAGCGGCGTCACTAGCTCGGGCGTCAATGCTCGCATCTCGACCTCGTCCACCTCGCGGTTAACCCACTCCCGCCAGACGTTGCGCGTTACGCCGAGGTTGGTCATGCCGCCGGGATCTGACGGGTGATTTACAAAGCCGCCTTCGGACTTCAGCACCAGCGTTAGTGACGCCGGAAAATTACTTAGCATCTTTTTTGTCCTTCATACCGATAATTTTCTCAAGCGTGCGGCCACCGAAATAAAAACTCATGATGAGCATACCCCACTGGCCGAGCAATTGGACGTATTCCTCGTTGACGTCGATCTTGGCCGCTGACAGGCCCGCAAAAACGAAGTAGCCGGTCAGGATGGCGATTAGCGTCATGGGCCGGATATTCTTCGACAACCACGAATCGCTGCCCATGTCGGCCTTCAGACGCTCGGTCAGCTCGTGCTGCTCGGCAACGTCGGCGTTGAGCTGCGCCAGCTCGCCATTCTGCTGCATCTCCAGCAGTTTCAGTTTGGCCTGTTCAGCTTGCGCTGGATCGGGGAAAAACTTATCGACCAGCTTGGAACCGATATCGAGGATGGCGCCGAGGGGAAACATTATTTCTCCAATAGTCCGTTAATCATGTTTTTAATTTCAAGCGAATCTGCGGTGCCCAACCATTCTGGTCTGCGATTTTGTATATACACCAACCGGTCATACGAGCATTTGTGGCCGTTTTCTTTTAGCCATTGCAAAACCAATTGATGCCGAATTGTTGGATCATGCGTTGAAAGGGCCAAAGACTGTAGATCGAAAACAGAACAGCGCGTCTCCGCACTTCGGGCAAGGACGACGCATAATAGAAAGATAGAAAGCCACCATTTCACTTTGCCATCTCGGTTGACGCAAGATTGATGCGCGTTTTAACAGCGTTTAAATCTGTAGGTTCAACCTTGAATCCAACGGTTGTATAGCCGTCAAATGCGCCCATCTCTGGCGGTATGGAACCCCGGCACACGAACTTCACGCCTTGCTTTGATTCCCACTCCGACGATTTGCCGCTGACCACCAGATTAGCGCACTGCACTTCACCGTTAAGCATAGCTATGATCGCGGAGTTTCTAGCCGGGTCTTGACCAAACAGGCTACTGTTTAATCCGTCCAACTCTTTGTCTCGTCCTTTTTCGCTTAGAGACAACAGTGTTGTGCGGCTGTTGACTATCAGATTGGCTTTAAATACAGCCACAGTCGTGGCTTCCAAGTCTTTTTGCAGACGTTCCGCAATCGGTATCAGATGCTCTACTTCCCGCAGTTTAGGCACATGGGTGTTGGTCGTGATGGAGTTCAAAATAACCTGACGAGAATCCCACGCAAAGTAGCCAAAGAAAAACACCGACGCCAGTAGGATGACTTCAAACAACTTGAACGGCGTATCGACCCATTTGATGAGTTCAATAGCCTTGTCCACCATGCTGGTTTCGGTCTTGATGACAGACTTCTTTGGCGCTCTTTTGCGTTGGATAGCCATTAATTTCTTATCACCAGATGCACCAGCAGCATAATAATGGCCCCCGCGCTACCGATTAGGATCGCCTCGATCCGTTTGATCCGCAGGATGGTTTCCGTCCAGCGTTCCTCGCAAACCGCCTCGTGTATACCGATGCGGCCTTCCAACTCGGTTGTGGTTGCCATTATTGGGTGACTTCCTCTTGTTGCGGCGCGGGTTGCCCCGGCACTTGTAGCACGCCACGCGTAGCGCCCGATTGGATATCGTCAACGGCATCTTTGACCCACTGGATACCGTATTTTTTGCCAACGGCAATAGCCTCGTCAACCTTGGCGCGGTCTAATCGGTCTATGCGGGGCTTAACGGCATTGAAAACCTTTACCGCATCTGTTGGATTTAGCAGCAGTTCTTTTAACCGCGCTTCCGTTGCTTCAGAGGCTTTTTTCGCCCAAAATTTACTAAACAGCGAAGTCATCGCATAAGTAGCGCCGGACACTGGATTGTAGATACGCGAAATGATTTGCTCGGGCGGTATACCCGTCAATTCCTCAATCCCCGTTCTCGGCACTGTTTCGCCACGGAAAGACACGTCGGTAATATCGCGTTGTAACCGGTTAGACACGGTAGCAAAATCAGCTACTTTTTGCGCGTAGGTAGGCCCAAAGACGCGGTTGAACACCGCTGATTTGCTGCGGTCGTTTAGCAAACCAATCGGATCGCCAGAAGTCACGATATCATCCAGCATGAACGACCGTGCAGCATTAACGGCGTCTTTATTAGCCCCGTATTGCTGCATAAACTTGTTCGTAAAGCCTACGTCGCCATACATTTTGGAAACCAATTCTTGCGGATTTTTAAGCCCTTCGCTGCTGATGATCTGGTCGCCAGCGACGCGTTTGAACTGTTCGTTAAGCCGCGTTTTGTAGTTAAGCAATGCTTGGACGTTATCGACGCTGCCGCGCAGCTCGTCATCAAGACCCGGTATCAACGACACGCCACCCTTATTTTTATCAAGCCATTTATTCGCGGCTTTGGGATCAATCACATCATTCTTGAGCGCGGCCTTGCTGAAACTGTCTACGAAAGCATCCCGCGTAACCCGTACGCCTTCCTCGCCCGTGGCCTCCAAGAACTGCACCACGTTTGATTTGTTGCCGATCAACGCGGGCGCAATCTGCTCAACAAACTTTTTACGGTCAATCAATTTGAGCGTATCCGCGCTGAACGGCAGACCGACCTTTTGCAAATAGGCGTTATCGGCGTTACGGTATGCGGTGACAAAATCGGGATCAAGGCTGTCAATATGCCCGCCTACCCGCTGCTTTAGCTCACTCAACAGCCGTATATCCGCTGCTTCGGTCGTCTTGCGTAACTGACGATTGATCTCTTTTTTGAGGGAGTCCAAGTCCTCTACCGTAGCGGCTGAAAAGGTTACGCCACCAGGTGCAGTCGGTTTTCCTTCAACGGTTAAAATTGCGCTAGGTTCAGTCGTTTCTGGACGGAATTTAGACCGCACGCGGTTGTAGATTGACGGGAAAGTCTTGAAAATATCCGAGGCTTGTGAGCCAGCTACAAAATTGTAGATATCGTCCACCGATGCGGCGGGGAGTTCTACATTCTTGTCTTTGGCGATTTTGAACGCTTCGGTATACAGCGGCGTCACTGATTTGCGCGCCGCGTCTTCTTTCTGCGCTACCAAAGCCTCTACCCGCTGCCCAAACGCAGTCGGATCGACTTCTTGATTGCGCGATAGGCTGGCTATTTCATCGTCAATTGTTTGCGCTTTCTTGGCCTGCGCTTTTACAATATTGACGGGCTTAAGATTAACCGCGACGTTGGCGGGATCACCAAACAATCGAATTTGATTGGCCGTCAACGCCCGTTTTGCCAGTTCGTATTGCGAGCCAAATTGGGCACGGAATACCGGATCGCGGGAGGATAGGTTTTGGATAAACGTATTGATGACGGGATTATCAGCCAATAGCGCGCTGATTGGCATGTTGACTTCCGCACCACCTGGTGCGCGCAACGATACGCTTTTTTGTGCCTTAGCCGCTTCTTCCAGCGCAGTCATAAAATTGGGATCAGCCGCACCCGCCGCGATAAAGACGTTATTGATACGGCTGTCCACATCGCGCAGCAGTTCGTCTTCCGGCGCGCCACCCCTAATTTTTCTGACCAAATTTGCAGACGCATCGTAGGCTTTTCCGGTCAAAGGCAACGCTTTTAGCGCAGTCCCCATGCCGTATCCAGCACCACCGCCACCCAATAGCCCACCCACCACGGCGCCAGTGCCGGGCGCGCCTACTTTCTCGCCCGCGTATTGCCCCGCGATAGCACCGGCTTGACCGCCCGCGCCCACTACGGCCTGTTCAGCCGGGCGTATCAGGGCTTGGCCGAACATGCCTAACCGCTTTGTCGCGGCCAACGGGCCAAACAAATACGACATGGGGTCGGTAACTGCTTCAGCACCGCCCGCAATAATACGTTGGCCTTCAGTAACGGGTTCTGCACCAGTGCCGCCAAGAAACCGCATAGCTGGCTCGCGAACAGCGGCGGCGCCGCTTTCCATTGCTTTAACTACGTCAGTTTGCGCGCCACCGTATTGCGGCGCTGCGGCGGCTCCATAACCACTAAGAATCGCGCTGGCATACGCCGGTATGTTGGTAACGCCTTTGCGGAACGCTTCTGCAATCACCGCGCCAGTGCTAGGTGGCGGTGGTGGCGCTCCACCCGATAATTCTTCTAGCTCCGCGTCGGTTAAAGGCGTTGCCGAAGAATACCTTTTTCCCTCTATGACGTATGTTGGCATGGCTATACCCCTAATCTTCTTCCGTTACCACTTTACCACTGGATAATGTCCTAGTTTTACGACCGCCAGCAACAGGCGCATTAAATTCGGGAATATTTGACGCCGCCGCAAAATCTTCCTTATTAAATCCAGATCGTTGGAGCAGTGCCTTTTTTCAGCGCAACTGAACGCATGGCCTGCAAGGTCTTTTTAATTTTTAATTGCGTATCTACACTCGGCGTTCCGGTAAACATTGTGGAGGTCGTGTCTAACAGACCGCCCAAGATAGATGGATCGCCGCCCGCGCCTTTTATCTCCTTGTAACTCACGTCGCTACCGGACAAGGCTTTGGCTAACTGCGATCGCGCTGCGTTAAACGAGATGTAATTGCCTTCTTTTATAGAATCATCTACGGCCTGAAGTGCTTGGTCAGTTGTATTGACGATCTCCCTAAATGGCTTGACCGTAGCAATAATGGCCGAACGCAAACCGGGCACGTCTTTGACTTCTTTCATGCCAGGTATGACGTTTGTGATCGTTGTTTTACCTTTGCCCGATTCGTCAACGCGCTTATTGACCGCTGCAATTTCAGTTTGCGTTAGCGACGCGAATGGTTTGTTGTATAGTTCCATCGCGATAGCCTCGCGCTCTACGCCAAATCGCGCTGATTTATCATCACCCAATGCTAAACGTTTAAGAGCACTAGCATATTCGGTATTGTATTCCGGCGAACCTTTAGGAAAGCCCGTCATCCCCGCAAGTTCCTCTGCTAAACGTATTTTCTCCGGTTGAGTCGGTGCGTTTTTAGTGGTCAAACCCTGCAATGCGGAATATTGATCGGTAAATGATTTTAACGCCGCTGCACGGCCAGGCGTGTCTTCCGGCAGCGCGGTTATTGAGTCGATGCGCTGTTTTAGCCCCGAAAGCGTTTCCGCATTGCGTTGTTCCGACGTTTTCTTTTCTTCCGTCCGTTGTTGGATCAGTGCTAACGACGCGCCCGCTTCACGCGCACGCGTAGCCAACGCCGCAGCCAGACTGTTGTTGCCCATCTGCGCGGCCATTTGCGCGCCTTTGGCAATAGATTCGGGATCGTTCGGGTCTATCCGGCTGAGAATCTGCTGCTGTTGGCTAATCATCCGCAATTGCGGGTCTTGCACGCCGAACAGTTGTGCGATGCCCGAGCCGAGCTGCTGACCGGCCATATAGGTGCCGTATGACGCGCGTTGCAGTGGCTCCATCTGCGCGTATCGTGCAGCCTCCTCCTGCTGCTGTTGTAGTCGTGCCTGCTGATACATTTCCGGTGTCTGGAACAGCCCGCCCATTGCGCTCTCTGCCATGATTTAACCCCTAATATCCGAATTCTGCGCCGTAGTCATATGTAGGCTGTGTGCCTGCACCACCCATACCGTAAACATTACCCGCACCGTACTGATTACTTAATTGCTGGCCTTGCTGGTATTGATTATAGAGGCTAGTCAATGACGGAACGCCTTGCGCCGCGTAATTGCTAAGACCCGAGAACAAACCCGCTGATGGACTGTAACCGGCTGGCCCTTGCGCCGTTCTTGCTGCGCTGACGCCGCCTTGAAACAGCGCATTGGCACCCGTCTGGTTGACGTTTCGACCACCTATGGACACACCGATATCTAATGGTGCTTGGCCTAACGATTCGATGGTCTGCGCGGTGCCAAGACCCGCCGTGAACGGTGCATAGGCGCCGGATAGCCCACCGGTGTATTGGTTGAGCAGTCCTGCTCCTTCCCCAAATAGACCCGCGCCAAAGGCTGTCTGCCGCTGCCCTTGCTCCATTGCATTACTGGCTAACGTGGCGTCTTGTTGCGCGATCGCGTTATAGTAGGCTTCCATCTCGGGATTTGCCGCACCAAGCCCCGCGCCGCCGCCTGGACGCGCACCCGTCGCGCCTACGGCCAGCCCACCGCGTCCGGTATTGAATAGCGTATTTTGCAAGCCAGCATATTGCCGTTCACGCGAGGGTGCTAGCAAATCCTGCTGCCGTTGCATGTATTGAGCTGCGGCTTGTTCCGGTGACTGTGCCAGATACCCAGCGCCCAGATTGAACAGCCCAGACGCCGCACCGGTCAGCGGTGCGTAGCGCCCCTGCGCCGCTTCTGCCTCAGTCAACCCTTGACCGGTCAGCCCCATGATGCGGTCTTGATAGGCTTTCAGTTCTGGACTGAGCGTGTAGCCAGCACCGGACACGCGACCATTCGCGTCGGTTGTGAAGTTTGATTGCCCGAACCGTGTGGTGACGCCGACCGGACGGAACCGCGCTTCTTCGGCGGCTAGTCGAGCAGCTTCCAGTTGGGCAGCAGCAGATGTGTTCGCGGCATCTCGCGTGGCACCAGCTTGACTTTGGCTGCCCATATAGCCAAGTAATGCTGATCCACCGGCTACAGCAGCGGTAACGGGATCACGCCGTTCGCCATAAGCTGCGCCGCCGGTGGGATCGCCAACGGGATATTCGGATGCCCATGCGCGAGATTGCGCTCGGCTTAGATAAATCTTATTGTCGTCAAGACGCATATCTGGCCTACGCATAGTTACACCTCGTGCATTTCAAATATACCAAACCGCCATCGACTTTAGTTTTTACAAAACCTAGCCTTTGGCAAAAAGTTAGCCCTTTTTCATTCTTTAAATCAACCACCGTTATCGCAAAACCAAAAGTATCGATAGTCTTAACCAACGTATCGCGAAGATGCCTGAGTATCGACGCGGTAGGTTTTTCACCGTAACCAATATGAAGCTCATTTTCTTTTGCAATTACGGCGCCGATTATCTTGCCTTGCTGTTTAAGCGGCACAACAGACCAATCTTTTAGTGATTGCGTAAAATTATTAAATGGCATATTAAGCCTAGTCTTAACAGATTCGTAGAGCAGCATAAGAGCGCATAATTTTTCTTCCGCTGAAAAATTACCAATAATCACGCTGTCCGTTTCCACATATACACCGTAGAGTTATTCATACAATATGTTAATAGTGCCAGCGTCAAAGGTATCAGTTCCGCTTGCTGTGGTAATGCGAACACGGTCAAGTGTTCCACCAAGAGTTATATCTCCAGCAGTCAACGCGCTTGATGTAGTTGATGTTTTTACAAAACCATTCGCTACCCACATATTTGAGCCTAGCGCAGTGACTACAACAGTGCCAGAAATCAAGCCTGCTGCGGTTATATCATTAAAGTTAAACCCCGCAGTTGAACTAACATTATTTACAGATGTAGTGCTTGAGTAAAATGAAGTCGCCAAATAACCGGTGCTAACAACACCGGCAGAAGTTCCGAGCTGTAAAAGAATGTTTGAAACCCCGCTAGTAGACACACCACTAAACATTACTGTGATTCGTTTTACGTAAGAAGGAATACCTGTGAAATTAGCAGAAGTTCCGCTTGTGGTTGCAACCGCAGTTCCTTGTCCAATTTTTTCAGAAAAAGTCGGTAATGCCGCAGCGCCATTGCTTGTCAAAACTTGACCGGAGGTTCCAACCGAAGCAATGGATTGATATGCCCCGGTAGAAGTGGTGCCTCCGCATTGCACCGCATAAGCGGTTGCCGTAGCAGCACCGGTGCCCCCCTGGGGTACCGACAGCGCCGTGGTCAAGCCGGATAACGCGGTGATATCAGAATTTGCCCCCAAAGCCGCAGCAGATAGGGCTGTTCTAGCACCGGCAGCGGTTGAGGCGCCAGTGCCGCCATCGGCAACAGCCAAATCGGTAATCCCGGTAATCGTGCCGCCAGAAATCGTTGCCGTAGTAATAGCCGCTGTCGTAATCGTTGCGGTTGGTATAACAACGGTGCCGGTAAACGTAGGCGACGCCAAATCAGCCTTGGTCGCGACTGCCGTGGCGATGTTGTCATATTCCGTATTGATCTCGGTGCCTTTGACAATCTTCAGCGGATCGCCGGACGACAGGCTGTCTTTGGTCGCAAAGTTAGTGCTTTTCACATAATTTGACATGACGGATTCCTACGTAAACTTGCCATTTTTGGCTTGAATTTCAATCTTCTGAATAGACAACTGCGCGCCGTTAATATCCGCTTCGTAGCCCGTTTGGACAACTTTACCCGAACCGCTGGCGCTAACAATTAGCGTCTGTAGCGCAGTGCCATTTGCGTATTGTGCGAGTGGAACACCATTCGCGCCATATTCGGCCAGGCCGTAATAGGACACGCCTTGCACCGGAATAAACGAATTCGCCGAAAGGTAATTGCCCGAAAAGTCAAAGCACCACTTGAACGTGACGTATTGGTTTGTGCCGCCGATCACCACAATGCTTAACCGCTTCAGCACAGACGTTTGCGACGGGTTTCCCAAATCAGCGTGGTTGGTGTAATACTGCATCCGATAGCTGGATGCGTTGTCCTGGTAGGTAGAATACTTGGTGACGTAGCCGTTCTTGCCCACCAGCAGATCGCCGTTGCGACGCGACAACAGCGACGTCGGTTCGATGGAATCCCACGTTGTAACGCGTGACGATCCGTCATCGAGCTGGCCTCGGGTGTCAAAACAATAAGTCTTTTTTGACGCCGGAAGGTTCAAAAGATAGAAGGCGTCGCGCTCGGAAAAGACCGATTTGATTGCCGCCGCGTCTTCGCCTGCAACCAGCCCCATCACGTCATTACGGACATTCTTCGACAGATCTCGAAATGGCAGTGACTTTTCCGAAATGGTGCGTAGCAGTGAACGCACACCGGTATTCGAAAGAAATATCACATCGGTCGCAATTGGCTGGATGCTGTCGCGTGACAAACAGCCGGTGCCGACAACGGTGTCGCTCAGTGTGATGTTGGCAGGGCTAGTGGCGCTGGAATAAACCAAAATCTGCCGTTTGCCGAAGATGAACAGAAAGCCATTGTGCGAGGCCAAACCAGTGATCTCATCAGATCCCTGCGCCCAGACGCGGCTGACGTCCAGGCTGCCGGAGGTGCCGGTAGACCAGATATGCCCCGCCATCAGGTCGGAGAAATAGATTGTAGTCTTGTCCGTAGCCGTATTTGCCGCCCACAACCGGCCATACGCGCTCAGGACGATGTTTGTGTTCGGAACCGTGGCGACGTATCCAGTTTTCTCTGAAACGCGCCTAAAGGTCGTGGTGCTGACCGCAGGGTCATAGATCAGCGGATCGTGCGCTGATTGGAAGAAATAGGTAATGCCGTTGAGTGAGGCGCACTGCCAATTGCTTGCCGTAATCGTCGGCGCCACCCCACCACCGCCGTAAGTCAGCTCGACCACGGCGTTGCTGCCGTCGAGCTTGAACAGTTTGTTGTTGCCAGCGAATAATACGGTTAGCGTGCCGTCCGACTGCACCAGCTCGTGCATGACGCCTACGTCGTTGGCGCCAAGATTGCCGCTAGACGCATTCACCCTTGCGTAGCCTTTGCGCGATCCGATCCGGCCATACTGGTCGATAATCGAATTGTTCGCCACCAAAGCAAATCCCGCCGCCAAGTCTAACGGCGAGTCTTGGGTATTTAGCCCAAAGAACCCCGGCGCAGCGGTCGTGAATACTTGTATTTGTTGTGGCATCAGTAAGCCCTAGACAGCGACGAATTGGCCTTCTTCTGGAAAGCGGGTGCCTTCCAGGGCGATACTGTCGGACAGCATGCCGCGATAGAGCTGATATGCCTCGGAGCTGGTCAAGCCACCATCTTCGCCGCGCTCGACCAGCGCCCGAGCGTAGGCGTTTTGGATGACCAATTCAGCCGGAACCGATATCACATCCGACGCCGAGGTCAGTGTTGCTTGCGGCACGACCAGGCTGAATTTCAGCGAATAGACGCCATCGGGGATTGGGAACACGCTCACTTTGGTATCGTAGGTCGTAGAATCTACACCGTTGAATGAGTAGAAACTCGGGATCCCCGTCGCCGGGGCAGCGGGGAAATTCAGATAGCGGTTCATCATCGCAAACGTAACATTGGTCAGCGTGACAAAGCTGGTCGCGTTAATGGCATCGCGCACCTGAAACTTTTGCCCCGCGCCAGTGACCGTATAGGACGATGTGGCCGATACCGTTGGCACCGTAATTGTGGTGGTTAAAACATTCCACGAATAGGCGTCTTCGACCTGCCGTTTGGCGTCGTTGACGAATTTGCCGATCAGCGTGGCGTAGGTCGTTTCGGATAGGCTGGATACCTGCACTTCACGCAGGCGCACCAGCACGTCGTTGACAGCTTGCAGAAAAGTAGTACTCATGCGCGCTGGTTCCCTTCGATTTCAAGTGTCACTGCCACAGCAAAAGTAGACGCTGATTCGGTCGTAACAGAGATGGTATCGTTTTCTTCTAAGACAACGATAACGCCGGAGTCTAAATCTAAGAAGTTTTTTGCGTTGATGACATACTCAAAAATTAGGTTGTAGGTCGCCGCCGCACTGCTGTCATACCAGCTAAAGGTAAGGTGTTTATTGCCCGCACCGGTATTATTTGCGTGTAAGCGCATCAGACTGGCGTAATAACCCTTCGGCACCGTGTAAAGTGTTGTCGGTGTTGCCGCAACGGGGTTAGCGCCAATGGATACCGGTCTCATTTTCGTGCCTTATTCCTAGCCGAAATAGCGCGAGCTTTCGCCCGAGCATCTGCTTTGGATGAGGCACCCCACGCGTTGAGAGAGAGCAAAAGACGTGTCGGTTCCCCGTTCTTTTGTTCCGGCCCAGGCATTGCGCCCATCCTTGCTAAAAAGGAGGCCCGACGAGGGTTGTCACCTGACTTGACCGGAGGCTTTAAATTCCCGCCGGTATCGGCATTATAAGACGCTCTGCCGGTCGCATTCAAGCCGCCTTTCGGGTTTTTGCCCTCTTTTCTAGCCCATGCAGGAGATTTCATTGCTTCTTCGCGGTCTTTGCCGCTGCCTTGAAAGCTGCCGCAGTAGGAGCACCTTTGGCGCCCACTTTACGCATTTTCTCTTTCGACCCTGCTTTAATGCGCTCTTGCTTGGCGTTGATATTGGCGTAAAGACCTGGCTTCATTTTTTCTTTCCTTTAACCATACCAGCCTCAGACATGGCGATCGCCACGGCCTGTTTGCGGGATTTCACCACGGGGCCAGCCTTGCTGCCGGTATGCAGCTCGCCCATTTTGTATTCGTGCATAACTTTGCCTATTTTCTTCTGCCCTTTGGTCATTTTCATGGCGCTATTCCTTGGTTATTGGCCCACCGGATTTCCACGCATCACAGGTGCGGGCCGCAGCACAAGTGAATTGAAATAGGTCGCAATAGCCGAGATCAGCCGCCGCGATGAATTGCTCATCGTAGGACAATTCGCCCTTGTTTTCGTCTTTTTCCAGCCCATCGAGGATACATTTCAGCATCTTAGGCGTCTGGATGAACGCCGCGCAATTGCCGCAGCGCATGCCTTTGATGGCATCCGTAGGGGCGTTATACATCTTGGCCTTTTTCAGCCAAAAGGCATCATTAGTTTCGTTCGGATTGGGAGGCCCGTAACCATATTCTTTGAAAGCATGGTTGCGGTTCTTTAAATTAGTCGCTATGTCCTGCGTCGCCAGCGGGCAGGTCACACCTGACAACAGTCCTTCTTTCATAATCTATGCCTCTTTTCTAGGCCGACCACGCCTTTTCATACCTTGGGGCGCTGTGAACATCGTATCCGTTCGCACTGCGTTGTGGTCGTAGGCAATCGCTGTCGGTTCTGCATCGACTTGAACATAACCCTGATGACCGCGCATTGAATCAATGTCATGCTGCAAGGTGAACGTCACCGTATTACCACTTTGCAAACACCGAAAGGTAGCCATTTGAATCCTTTTAATCAGGAAGGGGGCCGAAGCCCCCAGTCCTTAAACGATGCAGCGAGCGACTACAAGACGAATCTTGCAAGACGCCAAGTCAACGGTCGAACCCGATTCGTTTTGGATGCGAATCGACACCGATCCAGCCGAGTCCACATAAGCAGTGACGCTCATGCCAACTTCACTCACAGCAAAAGAACAACCAATCACCATATCGCCCAGGGCAACGCCCGGAACGGCTACGGTATCCGTTTCACCCACGCCATCCGCCAGCGAACCGGCGTCTAGCGTTGCGGTCACGAGCCAAGTATCGCTAAAAATGCCGCGAAACTGGTCATTCCCACGGCGGGAAGTAATTGCGGTAGCAGCAGCCATAGTTAAATCTCCTAAAACAGGTTAAAGATGCCCCCCGTCATCGCTGACGGAGGGCAGGTCTGCATTAGGCAGGCACAGCCAACGCATACGCCGAGCTGGACAGCGCAGCACCAGAAGTTGCCGCCGCACGCAGGGCCGAAACACCATACAGGGTATCGGCGGTGTAGAGCGTTGCCAGATATTCCTGCTTGTATTGGGTCTGCGAACGAACACCAACCTGCTCGATCAAGATCATCGCGTCACGATGGCCCATCAAGCAGATACGATCGAGGCCGCTGGAACCGGCGCCGAAGTCTGCATTTGAGGTCGTGAACACGGGAATCCCGTAGAGCTGGCCGATTTCGCCGTTGCGGATCGCGTTGCCATTGCCGACGAACGCCTGCTCGGTATAGCGAGCAAGGCCCATCAACGTGTTACGGCTCGACGGCGGGATGATGAAGAAACGCCCGTCCATCGGCGCGTCGGTGTCATCCAGACGTTGAATCGTGCGACGGATCGCAGCGTCAGTCAGCGCGGCTGCGTTTGACGTGCTGCTGTTATACGCGGTCGTACCATCGGAACCGATAAACGCCTTGGTGGTAGCGGTGGCAGTCGCGTAGTCGTTGGTGCCGACGGTCGCACCGTTAAACGCGCGCCCGAGCTGGATCAGGTCGGTATCAACCTGTTTCGCCAGAGCGTAACCCGCGTCTTCAGTGTAGAACGAACGCAACGAGGTCAACGCCTGCACTTCGACGATATCCTCAATCAAGCGACTATATTCATAGTGCTTGTTGATCGAGATCGCGACTTCTGTTTCCGTAGCAGCGATCAGCGTTACGGCGGTAGAGGCCGCTTTCGCCGAGGCCGAGCCACGGGTCGGGGCGGGAACGTGAACGGT